TTCCTTTCCCCGCTGGCGCAGGGGTACGTCGAAGCCGTCGAGGACGCTTATCGCGAACTCTGGCGGGGGTGGTGTAAGGGATGACGGCGGAGGAGCGGGCGCGGATCCAGGCGTCGCTTCTTAAAGACTTGCGGGCCTTTATGGCAGAACACCCGGAGGCCATATTGTCCGTGCCGATGGTCGAAGAGTTGCTTGAGGCCGCCATCGCCAGGGATCGCGAGGCGTATACGCGCGCGCTTCAGATCCACGTCACGGACCTCCAGCAGTGGCTGGACGGATACCGGGAGTCATTGCCGGCGAATCAGTGGGCACGGGCTCAAGGCGCGCTCAACGGACTCGCCGCCGCGATCCGCGCGCGCCATGCCCTATAAAGACCCGCTGGCGCAGAAGACCTACAAGCGCCTGTGGGATGTGCGCAACCGGGACAAGCGGCTGGCCTACGACCGCCATCGCCGGACGCGGACCAAGGAACTCATCGCGAGCCTGCGCGCCGAGATCCAGCGGCTGCGCGCCCGCATCCGCGCGCGGCGGCGCGGCGATAAGATCCCCAAGGAATTCTGGACGCTCGACAAAGCAAAGAAGTTCCGGGGGCCGATATTCTTGACAAGGACTCTGGACAGGAAGTAGTGTAGGCCCCGTTATCCGCTGGGCCGGGCCTTCGGAGCCTTTGCTGACCAGCCCTCCCGGCGACATAGTGTAAGGCGCACGCCGTTGCGGGCGCTGCACACGGAGTGAGGTTCTCGAAACCGAGAGCTTCGCCAGTGAGCAGCGCCCGTTTCTTTTGTCACGGGACAGGCCCTGGCGAGCGGAAAGGGCCGACCCGATGGCACTGCAAGACCTCCGAGACAAGCGCGGGCGCATTCACGAAGAGCAAAAAGCGCTCGTCGCGAAAGCCGAATCCGAGAAGCGCGAACACCTGACCTCGGAAGAGACCGAACACTTCGACAAGCTGGAGGCCGAGGACCGCAACCTCAAGGCCTTTATCGAGCGCGCCGAGCGGCTGAATGCCGCCGAGCACGAGATGAGCGAAAGCCGCGGCCGGAAGAGCGATCCAACGCCGCCGGCCCAGCCGCCTCCAAGCCGAACGATCGTGAAAGAAAACGATCGGATGGCGGGCCTGGAAGGCCTGCGGACGTGGCTCCTGGCCGGGTCGACCTACCGCAACAAGATCTCACCCGAAGCGCTCGCCCTCGCGCGGCAGGTTGGCTTCGACCCGAACCAGACTGTCATTGACCTGAACCTCCCGATCAACCCCATGCGGAACGTCGAAAGTGCCCGAAGCCTCGAGTTTCGCGCGTTGGGCGTGGGCACGACCGGCGCCGGCGGATTCACGGTGCCCGACGAGCTGATGCGGCCCCTGGAAGTCGCCATGCTGACCTACGGCGGGATGCGCCGGGTGGCGACGGTGATCCGCACCGACTCGGGCGGCCCCTTGCCGATCCCGATGACGAACGACACCGGCAACGTGGGCGCGATCGTGGCGGAAAACGCCACCGTCTCGCAGCAAGACGTCGCCTTCACGCAGTTGACCCTCAACGCCTTCAAGTACTCCTCGAAGATGATTCTCGTCTCCGTGGAGTTGATGCAGGACAATGCCGTCAACCTCGCGTCGTTCCTTGGCGAGGCGCTCGGCACCCGCATCGGCCGGATCACCAACACGCACTTTACGGTGGGTACCGGCACCGCGCAGCCGGTTGGCATCGTGACCGCGGCGACGCTCGGCAAGCAGCCGGCCACCACGCAGACGGCCACGGTGCTCTTCGACGACTTCGTCGACCTCGAGCACTCGGTCGACCCGGCCTATCGCCAGGGCGCGCGGTTCATGATGCACGACACCACGCTCCGGGCCATCAAGAAGCTCAAGGACTCGCAGGGGCGCCCGCTGTTCCTGCCGGGGCTGTCAAGCACCAACCCCGACACGATTCTCGGCTATCCGTTCGAGATCAATCAGGACGTCGCGCAGATGGCGACGACCGCGAAGTCGATCCTGTTCGGCGATCTGAGCAAGTACCTGATCCGCGATGTGCTCGGCGTGACGCTGTTGCGCCTTGACGAGCGCTTCGCCGAATTCCATCAGACCGCGTTCCTGGCGTTCGCCCGGTTCGACGGCAACCTGCTGAACGCCGGCACGAACCCGGTGAAGTACTTCCAGAACAGCACGTAAACGGCCGACCGGGGCGGGCGTCGCACGGGCGCCCGCCCCGTTGTCGGAGTGAGGGCCGGAATGGCGATCGTCAAGATCAAGTTTCTGTCGGGGATCGCGTCGGCGTCCTGGAGCTTCGAGGCCGGCGAAATCGTCGACATGCCGGAGGAGAAGGCCAAGGACTACCTCGGGATGGGCATCGCGCAGATCGTCGAGGCCCAGCGGTGCCCGCATTGCAAGAAGGTGATCACGCCGCCCGAGGGTGATCTCGAGGCCGCCACGATGGCGAGCGAACCGAGACGGCGAGGCTAGGAGACCGACATGGCGAAGGCGACGCCTGATTACAAGACCGTCTGCAACAAGTGCAACAAGGAAGTCACGGTCGATACGGATGGCGGCGAAGAGGGGCACGGGGCGCCGTGCGTAGAGCCGAAAGAGTCGGCCGCACCGGTCGCCCCGAAACATCAGGACGCGCCGAGGCGGTGAGTGAACTACAGCCTGGCGCTGGTCACCGCTCCCTCCGGCGAGCCGGTCACCCTGGCCGACGTGAAGGCGTGGGCGCGGATCGACACGAGCGAGGATGACGCGCTCTTGACGGGACTCATCGCGGATGCGCGCCAGCACTTCGACGGCAAGGATGCGTGGTTCGGGCGCGCTTTAATGACTCAGGTCTGGGATCTCGTCATGGACTGCTTTCCGTACGAGTCCGATGGCTCGTATGCCGACGCGCCGAGCATCTACGTGCCGCTGCCGCCGCTGCAATCGGTGACGAGCATCAACTACATCGACGGGGCTGGAACTCCCCAGCTCCTCGCGAACACCGAGTACACCGTCGACACGAAGGCGGAGCCCGGCCGGATCATTCCGGCGTTCGGCAAGGTCTGGCCGGCGGCGCAGGCGACGATCAACGCGGTCACGGTGCGCTTTGTCGCGGGCTACGGGAACGCGGCGGCGGTGCCCCAGCCGATTCTCCAGTGGATCAAGCAGGCGACCGCGTACCTCTACGAACACCGCGAAGCGCCGCAGCTCCCGAACGGGTTCTTCTGGTCGATGGCCCGCTACAAGGTGTCGTGGGGATTCTGATGCAGGCCGGCGATCTGCGTAACCGGATCACGATCGAGCGCCTCGGCGCCCCGACCCAGGACGCCTTCGGCGAACCCATCGAGACATGGGCGGAGATGCTGACCCGCTGGGCCGACGTGACGCCGCTCGAGGGCCGTGAGTTCTTTCAAGCCCAGCAGACGCAGACCGCCGTCGACCATAGGATCCGGATCCGCTACGACGCGGAGGCGGCGCTAATCACGCCGGTGATGCGCGTGCGCTATAACGCCAAGCTGTTCGATATCCAGTCGGTCATCAATCACGAAGAGCGGAACGAAGAGCTGCACCTCATGGCGAGGTTGCGCGCGTGAGGTCGCTGACCGTTGAGTTCAAGGGTCTGCGCGAGCTCGACTCCGCGCTCCGGGCGCTGCCCGATGAGATGCAAGGCGCGCCGGTGCGCGCGGGGCTGAAGGCGGGCGCCGAGGTGCTCCGCGAGGGCATGGCGCTGCGCGCGCCGCGTGATCCCGATGTCAACGGCGTGACGCTGGCCGATGAAATCGTGGCCGTGGTGCGCATCTCGAATAAGAAGGACACGGCGGTCGCCCAAATCGGCCCCTCGCGTCGCGCCTTCTACGGCGGATTCCAGGAGTTCGGCACGGTGAACCACGCGGCGCAACCATTCATGCGGCCGACGCTCGATCAGGATGGACAGATCGCGGTGGCGGCGCTGGCCGTTCATCTGCGGGCCGGGCTCGAGCGCGCGGTAAAGCGTCTGGCGAGGAGGAGGGCGTGATGCCGCACGAGACGGTGCATCTCGTCCTGACACCGACCGGGCAAGGCTCGCGCGTCTTCCTCAATGGCCGCGAGATGCAGGGCCTCCTGTCGGTCAAGGTCGAGGCGAGCGTTGAG